GTTGGAGATGTTAAAGTAGTTGAGTGGTTAAATGAATGTGAGTATGCACTAGCTTATTTAAAGAAATAATTTGGTAATATCCAAAATAAAAAAGGGTAGGTTGATGGAAGATGTAGTTGAGAGAGCGGTGTATGCTGTAGAAGTGTCATTACGAAAAGATGGGATAGATCTAGACGTAGCGGATTCTGATAGTATACGAGATGAGTTACAAAGAATATTGGAAGATAATGGGTACTTTGAATGATTACAGATTAGCTGATTGGTTCTATACAGATAATGAACTATCTATGATGGATATGGAACTATTGGATAATAGTATCAAGCCATACAACAGTATCCCGATTAAAGAGTCTATTGTGATGTTTAGTATAGTTGGTAAGAATGGAAATACAAGTAAAGTGCTACTGACTAAAACAGTAGATGTAGTTAACACCATGAATGCTTTAAATAGAGTATGGTCAGATACTGGTCTTAGGTTTAATATACTAAAAGTAGGTGAACCTACTTATGGTGCTGATAGATTACTAGAAGCTATTAGAATAGTTTTGACACATAATAAATATGTGACAAAGTTTCCAGGATACATAGGAGCAGATCAGGTGTACAATTTTGATAACTGGATGTTGAATTTAATAAAGGTTTAAGAAATAGGTGTGTATACTCCCACCACTGATTGTATAAAGTGCTACTTTAAATGTAGGTCATAGTCAGTAGCCTATGGGGGAATTAGCTCAGTTGGGAGAGCGATTGCTTTGCACGCAATAGGTCAGCGGTTCGATCCCGCTATTCTCCACCATAACATATATAAGGTACACTATGGAAAATAAACAACCAGAGTTTATAACAATTAAAGATAAAACGTATAAAGTTTCAGATTTGTCTGAGAAGGCAATAGGTTTAGCTAATAATATTCAAATGATTCAAAATAAGATTGCTCATAAGCAAACTGAGATTGGTATCTATCAAATATCTTCTGATACGTTATTAGAGCAATTAGTAGTTGAGACTTCAGGACTTACGGAAGTAGAAAAATAATAACACAAGTACTCATGTACTTGTATAGCTGGATTAGCTCACTTTGGTAGAGCAACTGATTTGTAATCAGTAGGTAACCTGTTCGATTCGGGTATCCAGCACCATATAGCGGAGTGGAACAGTTAGGTAGTTCGCTAGATTCATACTCTAGATGTCATCGGTTCAAATCCGATCTCCGCAACCATGGCTCCTTCATCTAACGGTTAGGATTTTGGATTTTCATTCCAACCACAAGGGTTCGAATCCCTTAGGAGTCACCAATTCCGGGTTAGCTCAGTTGGTAGAGCACACGACTGTTAATCGTGTTGTCGCTGGTTCGAGCCCAGCACCCGGAGCCATTGTAGTATTAGTTCAGTTGGTTAGAACGCTTGCCTGTCACGTAAGAGGTCACGAGTTCAAGTCTCGTATACTACGCCATAAATTTTGAGGTATAGCCAAGTGGTACGGCAACGGTTTTTGGTACCGTCATTCGAAGGTTCGAATCCTTCTACCTCATCCATTATAGAGAGTTGGAAGAGTGGCTAAATTCACCTCCCTGCTAAGGAGGAGTCCTGGGTTAAACCGGGACCAACGGTTCGAATCCGTTACTCTCTGCCATTTAATCTGGAAAGTTGTCCGAGTTGGTCTATGGAATCAGTTTTGAAAACTGACGTATCGCAAGGTACCAAGAGTTCGAATCTCTTACTTTCCTCCACAAAAAGGATATACATGAATATACTTGTAGTTGATGATAGTAAAACTATACAACGTATGTTACAAAATCTACTTAAACATAAACTACCAGATGCAAATATAGATGTTGCAGATGATGGTAAACAAGCTTATAAATTGACACAAACCACTAACTATGCTTTAGTAATAACTGATTGGAATATGCCTATAATGAATGGTATAGAGTTAGTAGTTGCTATACGTAATATTGGAATGAAAATGCCTATATGGATGATAACTACTGAAGGTGGTAGAAATGAAGTTGTTACTGCACTTCGAGCTGGAGTAAATAACTATATTGTAAAACCTATACAGAAAGAGACTCTATATACAAAGCTAGATGATTTAAGCTTAGCTTAAAACTTAATATAGTAATATCTGCCTATATAACACGTTGTAAGGCACTATATGGATATAAGTAAAAATAAAATACTAACAGAGATTGAAGAATCTCACACTACACAAGAACTACAATCAAAATGGAAACCTATTGGTACAAATGAACAGGGAATTACCCGTGAGAAATTAATGGAATTTATCCCACGAGGGTATGGTGGTAAGGTTACTGATGCTGTACTTGAAATGATAAGACGAGTTGAAGAAGATACCGGTATGGATCAAGGGTTGTTCGAAGAACAGTTACTTAGCTATACTCACTTACTAGGGCCTGGAGTATCATTTGAGAAGCTAATAAATGCAATTAAATTTGTGGCATTACGAGAAGTAGCTAGAGGACAGGCCAGGGCGTATAAAATAGTATTCCCTGAAAAAAGTGCTGAGATAGAAGCACGAGGGGGTAGTGTAGATAGTTTCGCTACAATGTATGCAAGTAGTAAAGTAGTAGTTGAAGTACAGAAACTAAATATGGTTAGTGCATCTATAACGCATCGACCTTTAGCTAATCAGATGTTAAAAAAGATGACTGATTTAGCAAATGGTATTGGTGCAAATCCCGATGACCGTGTAAGTCCTACGGTACAGTTGAATGCAGCGATTGCTGTATATGAAGCTGTAAAAATGCCAGAAGATAACACGATGGAGCTTAAAATTGGTATGAGTGCTGATGCGTTAAGTGCTCAAGAGTCCCTTGCTGAACAGTTACGACGAATGGCTGATATACAAATGAAAGCATTTAAAGAGGGTAAGAGTTTAAATGATATACAAAAGATAGGTGTGTGTATTGAAGCGAGAGTAGAAGATGAGTAAGATAATTCCGCATGAATGGGAAGATCTTACTGATAGTGAGATTAAAGCCCTAGTTAAAAAAGAAATGGCTGAGTTGTATGGTGACAGTATTGCTAATGATGTAGTTGATATAGATGATATGAAACGTATGGATGATGAAGTAGCTGAATTACTAAAAACTGCAGAGTTTAACTTAGACAAGGCTCTAGACACATTTGATCCGACGTTTCCTGGGTATGTTCCTAGTACCGATGCATTTGAGTTTTATAACTTAATGAGATTGGTGAATGGTGAAGATTTTGAATTCAATACACCTATAGCTCATTACTTTATGGCAGATTTGCTACTTGGACATATTACTGATGTGCATCAATTTCCTTATAGTAAAGAAGTGTGTGAGACATTGACTTTGGATAGTTTACGTATTGGGTTTATGTGTAGTAGGGGTATGGCTAAATCTACTGTAGTAATATCATTTTTCACAGTGTACAGTGCTATTAAAGGTGAGTTGCCTAATGGTATAGGTAAGGTTTGGTTCTACCTATTACTAGCTGCATCGAGTCGTGGTGGGGCTAGGGTTAATGCATTGGCTGTAAGAGCTATGTGCGAGGATAGTGTATTTCTAAATGAGTATTTTGAAGAAATGAGATTTACTGAAATTGAGTCAGAGTTTATACGTAAAGGTACATTGACTAGAAAGAACCGTGGGTTTCTGATTAGGTATCAAGGTATTAATACAGGGGTTAGGGGATCTAGATATGGGGAACGAAGACCTTGTTGTCATGTACGAGGTACTATAGTAACAACCGAGCATGGAGTATACCCAGTAGAACAACATCCTGGGTATAAGAGTGAAGGGTATTGGGAAGAATGTACCGAAGTACAAGTGAGAGGTATGGTAGGCACAGAGATAGTTAGTAAAGACCATAGTTACTTAGCTAAGGTGTGTGTAGGTAGTAAATGTGTAATTGAAAATGGTGATAAGTTAGCTAGATACTCAGAGCATCCTGCGAAATGGGTTAAAGCATCAGACTTGACAGATAGGCACTGGATCGGAGAAGCCATTGACTATGATATTAAAGACCCTGTACAAGAATTCAAGATTAAAGTAAGTACAATAACAGATAGAAAAGTAGACGGTACAGTACTAAAACGAAGTACTCAATGGAAGAATGTGCACATAGATGAGCTCAGTAAACCCGAGTTCTGGTGGTTGTACGGGTTGTGGCTAGGGGATGGTACATTAGGTACAGGTACTACTATTAGTTACACAGTAGCTAATACTCAAAGAGATACGGTCGGTAAAAAAATACTAGAGTGTGCTAAAGCTATCGGTATGCATGTGTTTGAACCTAATTGCCAATTAGGTAAAGGATGTTATACCCTAAATGCAAGTTTTAAAGATGGGGCATTATACCATTGGCTTAAAAAACAAAAAGGTGGGAATAGTATAAAAACTATGCCTGATTGGGTACTGAAGATTGAGCCCGAGTTACAAAAGCAAGTATTGCTTGGATATATAGCAGCAGATGGGTATATAAATATAGGCAAACGAAATAATCAAGTTAGGATTAACAGTGTGAATTACGATGTGATTAAGCAACTACAAAAAATAGCTAGTAGGTTAGGGCTACCTACATATATACGAAACACTAAGCAAGAGCAAGATCAATACTTTACCTCTACAGGTAAAACACATAAAGTACGTCATCAATGGGAATTACGACTTAAAGAAAACTGCGAGTCTGTACTTGGTATAGAAAGTATAGTAAATAGTACTAAGGTTAAATATAAGCAAGTACATATATCTAACGGTATATTGTGGAGACAAGTTAAACAGATTAGAGATACAAATAACAAGTACGAATTAATACCTATCCAGTGTAATAATGAGAAACTAGAGAAAGTATGCGGTACGGTACATGCATATGAAACCGAATTTGGTGTGAGTAAAAATTGTATTATATTCGATGATGCTATTCTGAATACTGCGGCGGCTTATAGTAAACCTATGAGTGATACGTTAGATGAGATTATACATTCAGATAGTACCAATGCATTAAAAGGTGGAGGGAAAGGCCGGGTTATATTATGCTTTACCCCATTTCACTATGGAGATGTAAATACAAAGGCATTATTGAATGGAGCATTTACACAATGTGTAATACCAATTGCTAAAGACTTTGATTCTGATAAAGAAGACTTAACAGCTAAGGATATTGAAAGTAGTTGGGAAGCAATGCATCCTGCAGATAGTATTGCAAAGCTTGTACGTAATGCAAAGAAAGCTAAAAAGCTAAAAGCATTTATGCAAGAGAGGATGTTACGGTTAACTAGTGGATCTGATAGGTTAGTTCCTGATTCATGTATACAATGGTGTGATATGAGTATAGTTGAACGAAATATAGAAGCTTATAACATCTATATAACTACTGACTATACAACTACTAGTGGAGAAGGTTCGGATTATAGTGGTAGAGCTACTTGGGCAGTAAATAGCAATGAAGACTGGTTTCTGCTTGACTTACGATTACGTAAACAGAATATGGATGAACAGTATCGAGATACATTAAGCGAGGCTAGTAAATGGTTAAGACGAGGTAAGCATGTTGAGATTGGTGTTGAGGTAGATGGTAATCAGTCTGCCCATGTATACTCTCTAGAGAAGTTAATGTTAGAGACTAGCACTTGGGCTACGTTTGCTAAACAGAAAGGTTCTGAGGAAAGTGACCGTAAAGGGATTCTTAGTAGAAGTACTGGGATGAAAAAACATGAAAGATTTAGGATTGCTGCTAGTACAGTATTGTTACCTAAAAAAATGTGGTTCCCTGAGCATCTACGAAATACTCCTGATATGATTGAATTTATTAGCCAGATTAAAGGTGCAACACATGAACAATTTACACGAGCTGATGATGGTCCGGATTTAATATCTATGGCATTAGTGAGCATGCGAGTGGTGTACCCTAGCTTTGCTGCTAATAAGGTTGATGATAAATTAACGGATTTGAAAGACAGTGCTTGGGGTTCATTTGAGTTTGAAAAACCTACAAAACGTATAGGTGGAAGTACAATATTCTAGTAAGCTAATATAAAGAAATAGTTCTGTATAATTTAGGAAAAATATACAGGACTATAAATGACTGCTCAACAAATTATAGATTTAGCTAAAAATGGTGAACTTAAAAATGCTGCTGTTAAAGAAGATACATTTGCTATCCTAGGGTATATTAATCTAGGTTTACTTGAACTGTATAAAAGGTTTCTACTTGATACTAAAGAGATTATTATAACTCTAGGCAAAACCGGTACAGAGTTAGATCCGTATATAAAAATAAGTGACACAATATACCAAATGCCTCCTGATTTTTTATATCTAGTTGCAGCTTATGATGAAGTTCCTAAGAATAGTTTATCAAGAGTAGCACCAATTCAAATAAACAACGAAAATAACATAATGGGTATTAATATGATCTCATGGAATAAGGTACAAATACCATTCTTTGTAGCAGATGCTCATATATCTCTAATCTATGCTGTTACTCCACATTACTTCACTGTTGAAGATCTAGATACGGAATTACCTATGCCTATGCAATTAGTTGAGTCGCTATTGGCTTATATTGGGTATAGAGCATTCTCAAGTATATCTCCTAATCCTCAAGTTGATGTAAGTAATCAATACTACACTAAATTCGAAGCTAGTTGTGAAGTTGTTAAACAATTCGGTATATACACTGCAGAAGATATGGATATGAAAAATAAATTTACAGCGAGAGGGTTTGCATGATAGGAGAGATAGATGGCTAGTAGAAGAACATCACTAAGTGATTACGCTGATTTAGCAATAGCAAGAGAGATAGATAGCAAGTATGATGATGTAAGAACTGTTGCAGATAATATAGATAAGGTAATACTGGTTGCAGATAATATTGAAGATATTGATACTCTAAAAGCAATAGCAGAAGATGTAACAACTGTGGCTAATATTCAAGTTGAGGTTACTGCATTGGCTAACATTGCAGGTAGTATAACAGCACTACATGAAGATATAAACGTTCTCAATAGTTTATATGCAGATAAGGTTAAGTTAGATAGTATATTTGCAGATAAAAATACCCTAGATAGTTTATATGCTGACAAAGTTGTCTTAGATAGTTTATATGCAGATAAAACTAAACTAGATGAAATCTATGCAAACCTAATTACTATAAACTCGGTATATGCTGATTTAGTTAATATTAACACTGTAGCTACTAATATTGTAGACGTAAATATTATTGCTGATGATATTGTGGGTGTAAATACTGTTAGTAATAATATAGACAATGTAAATATAGTTGCACTAGATAAAGATAATGTAGATATGGTTGCTGGTAATATTCTTGACGTAAATACTATTGCTGACAATATTACTGATGTTAATACATTAGTAACTCATATGCCTGAAGTAGTTACTGTTTATACTGATATATTAAACATAGATACCGTTGCTAGTAATATATTAGATATCAATACGGTAGTTGAACAAGTAGTTCCTAATATACCTGAGATTTTATTAGTAGATGATAAAGCTGCTCAAGTAGCCCTAGATGCTTCCGATGTTGCTACGATGAAACTGGCGGTAGAGAGTTTATATAACTCATTTGATAATAGATTTTTAGGATCTAAAGATAGCGACCCAGTTGTTGATAATGATGGTAATCCTCTGTTAGACGGTGCATTATACTTTAATACAAGCAGTAATACTCTAAGAGTATATGATGAGGGTAATAGCGTATGGTTAGTTATACCTCAACTATACTTATCTGGACTGCTAGATGTTGAGTTAGTATCTATAGCTAGTGGGGATGTTTTAGTATGGAATGGTACTAAATGGAATAATACTAATTTACAAACTGCTATTAGTACTAATTCTGAAGTGTTGGCTAATACAAGTGCTAGACATACTCATAGTAATAAGTTAGTACTAGATGTAATTGATCAAGAATTAAGTATGTTAAGTACACCTAAGTTTAATAGTGTTCAACTAAATGGTGGTACTGGTGATCAAGGAGTATTTAGTTGGGATGCTAATAATGAAACTGCAATTTTAGATATGGGTAACTATAGGTATCCTTTAGGTCAAGCTTTACCACTGCATTGCACTAAATATAACGGTACAGGAAATATAGCTAAAGGTAGACCTGTAGTTGCTATGGGTACTACAGGAGGTAGCTGTAAGATACTAATTGCAGAAGCTACTTTAGCAAATTGGAGAATTAAAGATCCTAGTGCTACAGAAGTACCAGCAAAGTATGTGCTTGGTGTTACTGCTGAAGCGATAACAAATAATGGTGCTGTTATGTGTTTTGGTAAAGTTAAGGATATTATTGGAGCAACATATTCACAAGGGACAGTATATTATGTAGATGAAATCAATGGTGGGTTTACAGATGTGAGACCTACAAGTGGTTTAGTAATGCCTATGGCTTTTGCTATAAATAGTAATACATTAATGGTTAGGGTTACACCAATAAATGAATTGGAAATAGATAAAGGTGTAATTGGGTATAATCACTCAATTAGTATGGGTACATATTCAGATTTTGATACTGCATTTACTGCTGCAGAAGCGAACTAAGGATTACTATGGGAGAACTAGTATTATTACAAGGTGAGAGTATAAATTGGCAGTTTCAGTATACTGACCAAGAAGGAGTTCCAATGGATCTTCAATATTACGAAGTGTATATCGCAGCTAGAGAGGAACTAGGAACACTTAAAGAATTGTTTAGGTACAACTCAGTAGCTAATCCTACAGTAGTAATTAAAAGCGATTCTGAGGTTGGTGTTACAAATGTTGTTGTTCCAGATACTACCGGATTTAAACCTGGGAAGTATCTACTTGAAATGGCATATAAAAATACTGTAGCTGGATTGACTTCAAAACCTGACCATGTTAGGTTAGTTATAAAGAAAGGGATTTTATAATGGTTATTATGAATGCAAGACAAACTAATGTAAAACTTACTGAACGTAATAAAACGTACGATAATAGAATAGTAGGCATCAAAGGAGACTCTGTAGTAGCTACAGCTAAAGATGTAGCACTTAGCGGGATTATAGTTGAAGCCTTAGATGGGGCTAAAACTATGCAAGAAGCTGTGGAAAAGTTGAGTGAGTTGGTTGTTACTGCTAAACAAGATATTGTAGATAACAGTAAAAAAGCAAAAACGTATGCGTTAATAATGGGGTAATTATATGTTAAGAAACTATACAGAAGAAATAGATAGTACAGGTAAAGAGATTACTATAATCTCAATTATAATGTTTAATCCAATGGAGTTAGTTTCTGTAGTAACTATGGATCTATTTGACGTTAATGGTGCTAAGTTGGCCAGAATATTTGAAATGAAACTAGAACCTAAAGAGACTGTTTGTTTAGACACTAAGATGTGTCTTAGCAATGGTCAAAAGTTAAGTTTTACTGGTGGTCATATTGTACTAAGTGGGAATGAAGATAATGTTTAATAGAATAAGTAAACGAAGTATAGACATAGGTTCAATACGTCCTGAGGATAAATCCGCTATTGTGAGTGAGCAAGTTATGGTAGGTTATAACTCTGATACTAATGAATATGGTATTGTAGTTAGTAGACCTATTAGAGGGGATGTTATATCTCTAGTAATATTTGATTATGAGAATGACTGTGTGATTGATGGTAAAATAAATGTTGCTGGTAGAGTTGTTACTTTCCTAAAAGATACTGGAAATACTTTAGCCGGATTAACAGCAGAGATAAAATACTTATCAGAGTAGATAATCTGGGGTAGTGTATGGAACCGATGCTACCCATTACAAAAGGTTCTAAATTAAACAAAGGATTTACATGGCTGTAAATAAAATTAGACAATTAGGTAACAAATCTGTTCCTAAACTTTTAGAAAAAATTAACTATACAGATATAGTTAATACTATGGCTGGTGGTACTGGTGTACCTGCATCTGCTGAGTTAGTTAAAAACTTATTTGGTCAAACAAATACTGAAACTCAAGATAGAATTAATGGTGACTTAGCAATTATTGGTGGTGCATCAATTGATTATTCTACATTATCAAAAATTGAAACTGCTATTAAAGCATTAAAATCTGGTGGATCATCTGATTTAGCTACTGCAATTTCATTACTTGAAGGTAAGATTACATCTGAAGAAACTGCTAGAATTTTAGCTGATAATGCTATTGATGCTAAATTAGTACAAGAAATTGCTGATAGAGTTGCTGCAATTAGTGCAGAAAAAACTGCAAGAATCGCTGGAGATGCTGCTGAGAAATTAGCAAGAGAAACTGCTATTGCTGCTGAGCAAGTTACAAGAACTACTGCTATTAATAGTGTAGTATCAAGTTTATCTCAGGAAGTTTCTGATAGACAAGCTGCTATTACAAACGAAGAATTAGTTAGAAAAACTAAAGATGATGCATTACAAGCTAATATTGATGCTGAGCAATTAGCTAGAGAAGGTGCTGTAAATGCTGAAGAAGCTGCAAGAATTGCATCTGACTTAGTAAACTCAAATGCTATTGCACAAGAAAAAGTTGAAAGACAAGCTGGTATTGCTACTGCTACTGCGGCATTAGTTCAAGAAACTGCTAATAGAGTTGCTGCTGATTCTGCACACGATGCTAGAATGTCTGCATTAGAATCTGGTATGGCTACTGGGGCTAAATTAAAAGGTACTGTAGAAACATTAGCTGATTTAGATGCATTTGTTGAATCTACACAAGAAGAAGGTTGGTTCTATAAAATCAAAACTGGTACAACTGGTACATCTGATGTTTATATGGTTGCAAAATCATACAACAATCAATATGACTACCAACCATCAGGATGGACTACAAAAGGTTTCGTATGGTTAATGGACTTTGCTGACGTTACTAATGCTGTTACTGTTGAAAGAAATGAAAGAGTATTAGCTGATAACGAAATTAAAGGTACTGTTACACTATTAGAAGGTAAAGTAAATTCAATTAAATCTGTAACTGATTCTGGTGTTGCTTTACTAAGAAGTGATATGACTAATGCTGATGCTGTATTAGGTCAAAGAATTGATACTGAAATTGCTGATAGACAAACTGCTGTTACAAATGAAGAGAATGCTAGAATTGCTGATGTTCAATCTGTAAGAACTGCATTAGGAAATGAAGTAACTGCAAGAGAAACTGCTGTAGCTAACGAAGCTGCAACTAGAGCATCTGCTGTAAAAAATGTACAAGATGGTTTAGATGCTGAAGTAATTGCAAGAACTACTGCTGTAGCTAATGAAGTTAGTGCTAGACAAACGGCTGTATCTGATGAAGCTGCTGCTAGAACTTTAGCTGACAATAATGAAAAAGCTGCTAGAAAAGCTGCTGATGCATTATTACAATCTGGATTAGATACTGAGGTTGCTGATAGAACTGCTGCTGTAGCTACTGAGAAATCAGAAAGAGAAGCTGCTGATACTGTTATCAATGGTAAATTAGCTGTTATCCAAGGTAATAAATTAGTTGATGGTTCAATTGAAAAAGCTCTATTTGATGCTAAACTTTATGTTGACAACTATGTTCCAGTTCCAATGTTAGAAGGTGCTGACGGTAACTTACTAATCGTAGGGGATACTGTTACGTTAACATACGCTCCTCACAGAGGTCTAAATGGTGTTGCTCAAGGTGAGGTAATCGTATACCTTGCAAATGGTGACTCTGTAATGGTAACTGTATTAAATGTAGTTGGTAATCAATTAATCTTAGCTGCGGAGACAGCAGGTGAGTACAACGGGTTATCAGTTAAAGCTCAATATTGGTTCATCAAGGCTGATCAAAATGGTGCAGGAATGGGTGTTAGTGGAGAGGGAGGAGCGGGTCAGTAACCAAACTGATCAGCAACATTTAAGTTAACTCCATATATAATTTCATGTATATAAGGAGTTAACATGACTAAAATTTGTAATAAATGTAATGTAGAAAAAGCTGTAGTAGAGTTTAGTAAAGATAAGAGCACAAAAGACGGATATACATTTGCTTGTAAAGATTGTAGAAATAGTATTAGAAGAAAAACTAAACCTACTGTATATTTGAAAAAGTGTCCTCATTGTGGTCTTGAAGCTAACACGATAGCTGATTTAGAAAACTTTAGAAAGCATCTGCATTCATCGTATGGAAGATCTAGTGTGTGTAAAGTGTGTTCAAATACTATGGGTAGAAAGTTGGACAACTTTAATAGAAGTAGAGTGTGGTCCGAAGAACATAAAAATTCAGATGGTTCATATAGAACTTGTACATCATGTGGTATTAAAGCTATGACATTAGAAGACTTAATACTGTTTAAAAGCAATAAAGCTAAAAAGTTTGGTAAGGACTCTATATGTAAAGAATGCTATAATGCCAAAGAAAGAGTAGATAATTTATCTACTGAAAGAAAGAAGACCTACAAAGATAGGTTAATTAAGTCAAAATTGAGTAAATACGGATTAACTGAAAGAGAGTATGCTGTAATGGTGTCTAAAGCTAAAGGTAAATGTGAGATATGCAGTAAAAGTTTTGATGAAAATACTAGATCTTGTATAGATCACTGCCATACTACTGGCAAAGTTAGAGGACTATTGTGTGATGAATGTAACACAAGTATAGGAAAACTTGGAGATACATCGTCAAGTGTATATAAAGCATACAAGTATTTACACTCTTTTGAAGTAAATAATGTTGGGGCAGGGTTCTAGTAGAGCCTTGTCTTAACTTGTCTAGAGGGAGTAGCAATACTCCCTTTTTTATTGTAAATAAAAGGATATAAAATGGCTACATACAGTGTAGAAACTAGAAACGGAAATATTGTAAACGTTCCAGATTATTCAGTACTTAACATAGATGGCCTTGAGATAATAGGTGATCAAACTACTGATTGGAATGAACCGTATAATAAGAACTTCTTGACTTTAGACAAGAAGATAATGGCTGTAGAAAATTTAGTTAGTGGTGTTAGTGGAGTTGATTTAACTGGTATTAATACTGATATTAGTTCAATTAAAACAGAGATTGTTAGCATTAAAGATAGTATTGCAGCAAGTGGTGGTTCAACAACTACTTATGATGATACTTTAATACAATCAAGAATAAATACTCTTAATGGGAGAGTAGATGCATTAGTTTTAACTCTTAATGATAAGGTAGATAAAGTTAGTGGTAAAGGTTTAAGTACTGAGGATTATACAAGTGCTGAGAAAGCTAAATTATCTTTGGTAGAGGCTGGAGCACAAGTAAATAGTGTGCTAAGTGTAGCCGGTAAAACTGGAAATGTAGGACTGGTAATTGGAGATGTAGCTGGGTTGCCTGAGGCGTTAGCTAGCGGATTAGTAAATGATGTAACTAGTGTGGCTGGTAGAAAAGGTGATGTAGTACTAAGTGTAAGTGATATTGCTGGATTAGAAAGTGCATTAGGTGTGACAAGTGCTGGGATAACTGCAGTACAGACTGAAGTAGCTAATGTGGTAAGTAGTGTAGAAAGTGCTACGACTGTGGATAAGGCATTCGACTACTTTAGAGATGGGCATAACGTAGCTACGTACCTAATGAATGGGAATGTAAATGACTCGTTAGGTACTAAGCATGGGGTTGCTACTGGTATTAGCTATGCTGATGGTAAAACTGGTAAGGCTGCTGTTAGTTCTGTAAACTCAAAAATTGCATTTGGAAATGTACATGGTAATGCTACTACTGTTGTAGTATCTGGATGGATTAAACTAACAAACCCAGACTCTAGTGGTTCAAATAACATAATATTTGGGTTTGATAAATACAACTTAGTTCACTATAGAGGTGGTATTGGTTTCAATAGCTATAACGGTGACTGTTATGGTATAGATGCTACTGGATTCCTAAATGTATGGAAACATATAGTAGTTGAGTTCACACAAGGTGCGTATGGTAAATTATGGGTAGATGGTGTTGAGCAAGTATTAACGCAAAGACAAGGTGTACCTAACTATAGTAGTTGTAAGACTGCAGGTGAAGGATTCAATATATTCGCAACTGGTGGAACTAGTGTATCTGGTAACTTCGGTATGGTAGATAGCGTAAGAGTATTCAATAGATCACTAACAATGGCTAATATACAAAAGTTATACAGTAATATAGAAGTAAGTACTATAGAAGACTTGTATACTGTAGTGGTAGATAAGACTAATGTGCTAGCTGATACAGTAGCAACTAAGGTTACATCTGTAAGTGGTAAACAATTAAGTACCGAAGACTATACGAGTGAAGAGAAGGCTAAATTAGCTGGATTAGATATGACTGGGTATAGCGGGGATATATTACCTGCGGTTAGTAGTACATATAATATTGGGTCTGCTACTAATAGATGGAAAGGTATTTATGTAGATGAGGCATACCTAGCTGTGCATACGCTGTACTTAGGGGATACTCCGATACTAGGTACAGAGCAAGATACAGTAATGATAAAGGCAAGTGTTAACCAAAGTATTACTATGCAAACTAGTGGTACTGGTACTACTGATATAACATCACAAAATGGTGTGCAAATAAGTACTAGTGGAACTAACGCAGATGTGAAGGTACAAGCTACTGGAACTAACAGTAAGGTTAGATTTGCAGGTAGTGGTGGGATTGAATTCTCAAGTCCAGTTAGTGCACAAAGTGATATAAGTGTAAGTGGTAATCTAACTGTAAGTGGAAATATAGTACATAATGGTGCACAGTTCATTGTAAATGCTACTACTGTAACTGCGAAGGATAACATCATAGTTGTTAATCAAGGTGAGGTAGGTACTGGAGTAACTGCTGGTAAAGCTGGGATACAAGTAGATAGAGGTGAAGCAGCTGACTATCAGTTGGTGTTCGATGAGGTTACAGATAAGTTCGTAGTGGGTGCAGTAGGTGGTGTGTATGAGACGCTGGCTACTAGAGAGTATGTAGATTCTCAAGTATCTGATTTGGTTTTGTTTAAACAAAGTTATGGTAGTATTTCTGAATTTACTACAGCATTTGATACTAGTAAATAAATAGGTGTTCTATTAATAGAACGTAATATAGAGAGGTTATCCTCTCTAAATTGGTAAAGGATATACATGAGTATAATGAGTGACTTAGGTACTAAGATTGGTGGTGAGTTTAAGACACATCGTCTACGTATCGAAAATGTAGAGACGGGTAAAGTGGACAAAGTTGCTGGTAAGCAGCTAAGTAGTGAAGACTATACTAGTTTAGAAAAAAGTAAATTGGCCGGTATTGAGTCAGGGGCTCAAGTTAATACAGTAAGTTCTGTATCTGGTAAAACTGGAGTAGTTACGTTAACTAAGAGTGATGTTGGGTTATCAAACGTAGATAATACATCTGATCTAAGTAAACCTGTGAGTACTGCAGTACAAACAGCACTTAACAATAAAGTAGATAAAGTTGCCGGTAAAGGGCTATCTACTAATGACTATACTGACCTTGATAAGGCTAAGTTGTTAGGTATAGAAAGTGGTGCACAGGTAAATACGGTAACATCTGTTGCTGGAAAGACTGGGACTGTTACACTTAGTAAAAATGATGTTGGATTATCTAATGTTGATAATACTAGTGATGTTAATAAACCTATAAGTAATGCAGTACAAACTGCTTTAGATTTAAAAGCAGATGAAGCTACTACTCTAGGTGGATATGGAATCACTGATGCCTATACTAAGACTGAGATTGATAGTGTTAATACTTTAAGAGCAGATAGATATCTAGCTGCACAAAGTGTAGCTAATATGGTGTATACAAATGGTGATCTAACAAAGATACAGTATAAGAATGCTACTGATGTAGACTATGAAGTGTTAACGTATAGTAATGGTGACTTAGCTACTGTGCAACACTATGTAGGTGGAGTACTAAAAGGTACAACAACATTAAGCTATGCTAGTGGTAATCTAGTGTCAGCAATATTCGTAGGAGTGTAACATATGGATGCTATAAATTATGCACATAGTGCTAAACAAGCAAAGAGAATAAAGAAATTCATAAATGAACCTGATAGTTCATCAGGTGTGGTAACAGTACCAAAGGTAATAGCAAGCGGTGAAACAATCACTATTCCTGCTGGAAGAATGGCTGTATTGCCTAATATACAAATAGATGGTACTCTAAATGTACAAGGTGATGTATTCATCCCAAGCGGTGCTACAACGAGTAAAGTAGTAGAGAAAGTAACAAGTACAGATAATGCTATCGTTAGATTTAATGGTATTACTGGTGATGTACAAAATAGCGGTGTTATTATTGATGATAATAATAGACTTTTAATTGGCACATCTACTGCTGTCACTGGGGCAAATATACAAACATTTGATGGAACCATAAGAATGATTGATGGGTATCTGGTTGCAGGTGGAGCTTACACTGGTACTCAGACAAATCATCCACTAGGGTTTATAACAAACGATACTGAAAGAATGAGAATAGACTCTAATGGTAATGTTGGAATTGGTGTAACTCCAAGTGCTTGGGGCTCTAGCATAAAAGCAATAGAGCAAGGTACTAGAAGTTCATTGTTTGAATACAATGGTGATACTATTTTAAATAATAATGCATATTATACTGGTACTAATTGGATTAGAAAAACCGCAAATGCTTGTTCAATGTATGAACAATTAAATGGTATTCATTATTTTAGTACAGCTCCATCAGGAACTGCTGGAAATGCTATTACTTGGACTACTGCTATGTCATTGGATTCAAGCGGTACTTTATTTGTAGGTCCTGGTGCAACTACTTACTCAATAGTTGCTTACAATACAAATATATCAAGCACTTGGAGTGGTACGCAGTCAGCTACTTACATTGCAAAACAGACAACTACATCAAGAAGTATCAATGCAGCTGGAACTGTAAATGTATCGGGTGCTGACTACGCAGAGTATGAATACTCAAATGATATAACACTAGTTAAAGGTCAAATAGTAGGTTTTAAAGCAGATGGTACACTAACTGATAAGTACAATGAATCTATTAGATTTGCTATCAAATCAACTAACCCATCAATCGTTGGTGGTGATACATGGGGGATTGAAGAAATCGTAGGTAAAAGACCAGAAAGACCAGTTAAATCAGAAGAAATGACTGATGAAGAATTTGCAGAGTTAGAAGAACTGTATGAGTTAGAATTAGCTGACTTTGAAGCTAGACTTGAAGTTGAAAGACAAAAAGTAGATAGAATAGCATATGCTGGTAAAGTACCAGTAAATGTATATGGAGCAGTACCAGGTCAATATGTGATTGCAGTTGAGAAAGATGGTGGAATAGATGGTAAGTTAGTAAATAAAGCTGATATGACATTCGCTGAGTATCAAGATGCAGTAGGAAGAGTAAATAAAATACTAGATGATGGCAGAGCAGAAGTTGCTGTTATCATACATTAATAAGGAGCTAAATAATGGCAGCAGGTAAATTAATTTTAAATAAAGCATCAGGTGGAGTATTAAACATAACTCCTGCTGATGGGGCAACATCAACAGATTTAGTACTACCATTGAGTGGGACAGTTGCTACGACAATAACTTCACCAACTACAAATGCACTTGGTAAAATTAATGCAGATGGGACAATTGGAAATAGTAATATTATTAGTGATGCTAGTGGTAATGTTGGTATTGGTGTTATTCCTAGTGCTTGGGCGAGTGGAAATTATGTAATTCAATTGGGAAGTGGTGTTGGAAATGTAGCAAGATTTGCTGGTGGAGCTACTGCAGTTTCTTTATCAAGTAATTTACTTGTAGATAATACTTCTAGTAAATACTTAAATAATGGTTATGCTACAAATTTAGTCCAAAGCAATGGAGCCTATACCTTCTACACTGCTCCATCAGGAACTGCTGGAAATGCTATTACTTGGAATACTGCTATGGCGTTAGATACTAGTAATGGTCTAAATTTAAATACTAGTTATGCAGGTTCTTATCCAGCAGTCACTATGTTTGGAAATGCTTCTAATAACTACGTTCAAATACTAGGAAGAAATGCAGCAAATAATGATATTGTTTTTAACTCAACTGTTGGTGGAGTAATAAAAGCAGCAATCCTAGCTAATGGAAACTTCCAATCAGCAACAAACAGCTATGGTGGAACATCTGATGCCAAACTAAAAGAAAATGTAGTTGGTACAAGTGATAAATTAGATAAATTAATGAATGTAAGAGTAGTTAACTTCAACTACATTGGAGATGACCAAAAACAAATTGGTGTAATAGCACAAGAAGTAGAAAAGATATTCCCTGGAATAGTATATGAAACTAAAGACACTAAACAGGTTGAAGTTGAAAAAGAAAGAGAAAAGACTCTAGAAGACGGAACTATTGAGATTGAGAAGTATACAGAAAGTGAGACTGTAGAAACTGGTGAAGTAACTAAGAATGTTAAGTATTCAGTAATCTACATGATGATGTTAAAAGGTATGCAAGAACAACAAGCAATCATTAATGATTTAAAAGCAAGAATTGAAATACTAGAAGGAGCTAAATAATGGCAATAGTAATAAGTGGAACAACAGGAATAGACGCTGGTAGTCTTCCTGTTGCTAATACAGGAAAAATAAGAGCAGAAGCTAGATTGGTAGCATAATGCTAGAGTGTGCAATACTAAATAGGTTCAGAGGTACTGGAGTGATAAAACACTTCGGTACACTGAATATAGGTAAAATGAGTGTAAGAGTTAATCTGAATGGTAGTATACTGTACGGACTGTATCTAGCTGTGCTGATCGGATGTGTAGGTGCTAGTGTATGGCTAGGGTTAGCTGTGCTAGTAGCGTATCTAGTAGGTGAGAGTAAAGGATGGGGAGAATGGGTAGGCAGTCTAACCAGATGGGAACCATGGGATAGAGAACTGATAGAGTTGGTGTATAAGGATGAAGAAGGAAAGACATTCCCATTCATATACCAGATAGCTAATAGTATGGTGAAAGAGAAGATAGATGGTAGCCTAGATGAGCAGTGTAAGCAGTATAGAAAACATGCTACGTTAGCGATAATGCTACGAGGTATGTACTGGTGGTTGCCAGTGTATATGGTAATGGCTGCATTTGGTATGATAGGATATGGTGAAGCTGTAATGATAGGTATACTACTAGGTATAGGATTCCCGATAGCGTGTGAGATAGGGCGAAGATGGGGATATGAGAAAGTGTATGATCTAAAGTTCATCAAGCTGTCGTTTAGTCGTGGATGGGAAAATCAAGAGATAGTGTATGGTGCAATGCAAGGTATTGCGTTGTGGTATGCACTGATAGGATAAAGGAAAATAATGGGTGATTATAGTTGGTTAATAAGTGTGGTTATTGCAATAGTTGGGTATATATCTATGGCAGTTACTGTAAAAAATAAAACTGAGCAAAACAGTAAAGATATAGAAACTAATAGAAAAGAGCATAAAGAAGCTATTAGCATAATCAGTAGCAGAATGGATGATCACTTCAAAGAAGATGATGTAATTCATGGTAGGATGTTTGGTAAACTTGATAAAGCTAGTGAGGAACTGGCTACACATAAAGTGCAGTTGGCTAATTCTCCAAGTATGGAACAAGTTAGAAATGAGTTTGTATCTAAAGAGATGTTTAAACAACTAGAGAAGAACATAGATAGCAAAATTGACACCACAGAAAAACACTTGTTGGATAAGGTTGATACTATGGGTAAGTCAATAAATGAAACTCTACAAAGAGTTTTATTTAATCAGAGTGAGTTGTCTAATAAATTAGATAGAGTAGGTAAGTAGTAGTAGCATTTAGCTACTACTCTATTAAAAAGGATTGGGAATGAAGATGTTAATAGAATGGTTAGAAGCTGATAAAAAACGTACTAGAAGATTCTTAGCAGTGTTTACTGCTGTAGTGTGGTTTATATCAATATTAATAAGTTATAGTTTGATTGTATCAGGTAGAGATTCAATAGCTATACTAAGCTTAGTTACTGCTCAATTTGCAGCTGTTATTGGATTTTATATGACAACTAATGCAGAGACAGACTGATGTTTAGTAAGTATATAATAGTTGCACTTTGTGCTGTTGTGATTGGATTAGGTGGATACTCTAAGTATCTTTGTGCTAAAATTGACTCACTTGAAACAGAATTAGTTGTAAGTAAAGGTAATGAAGTTAGTTTAAATAAAGCCATAATGACTCAAAACCTAGCTATAAGTAAATATGAGTTAGATCTAAAAAGTAAAACGGATGAGTATATGACTTTACTAAACCAACCTCCTGAGGTTAGGTACGAAACTGTGTATAAAAAGATTCCTAGTATAAAGGTAAAAAGTAATGAATGTGATGATATTAAAAAATTGCTTGATGATATTCGTACTGTTGGTTATTAGCGGTTGTAGTGAGAAGATGTATGTAGATAGACCAGTTGAGGTTAAAGTTCCAATGAAATGTGTTGTGCCTGAAGTTGTATGTAGTGCTGGTAAACCTACGTATACAGAAGAAATACAAGAGATGAGACTGTGTATAGAACGATATAAACAAGCTAGTGCTGTGTGTAAGTGAGGTAAACTATGACTGAAAAAATGATTAAGATATTATTTCCAGATACAAAGAATGTTACTGAAGTAGTTGGTATAATAGATAAGTATAAAGACAAATTTGGTATTAACACTAACCTTAGACTAGCTCAATTTCTAGCTCAAGTTAGAGAAGAAGTTGGGTCTGAGTTTAAAGTAGTCAGAGAGAATTTGAACTACAGTAAGGAAGTTTTACCTAAATTATATAAAGCTTTTAATGAAAAGTTAGCTGGTGAGTACGGTAGAAGTTCTGAACATAAGGCTAATCAAGAAGCGATAGCTAATATAGCATATGCAGGTAAGTTAGGAAATGGAAATGCAGATAGCGATGGTGATGGTGATATGGATGCTGATGATGATGGCTATAAGTACAGAGGTGCTGGATGTCTTCAAATAACTGGTAAAGCTAACTTTATCGAAGTGCAAAAGAGATGTGTGAAGTATGCAGGTAAGGAAGCAGATCCTGATACCCTGGAAGGTAGCATACTTATGGGACTTGGGTTCTGGATGTGGAAAGATCTATATAAAGTGGCAGATCTAGGAGATCCTGATAAAGTAACTGCTGTAATAAATAAGTATACAGATAGTTACGAGCATAGAAGACAACACTATGCTAGTATAAAACATTTGGTAGGGTAGTTGTATGGATTTATTTAATAAGAGTATGGTATTGACGTTTATAATTGCAGCGTTTATAACTTTGTTATCTAGACTGAAGCATATGATTGAAAACCCTGATATTGTAGCTAGAGATGCTGACGGTAAGATTAAGTGGTTATACTGTGTATTTGTAAATACCGTAGAACTAGTAATTGGTGGTGTGGTTGGTATTTCGGTTGGTATTGTGCTTGAGCATTATCATTTACTAGATGGGAATATGCTGATGTTAGCTGTAGCTATGAGTGGATTAGCTGGTGGTAAAATATTCGAGGCTGCACAAAATAGAATACATAAGAAAATAGAAGAGTCAGAGAACTCTGACTTCGGATTCTAGGAGTTACTATGAGTAATGAAGTAAAGAAAGATACTGAAGATAAAATCTATCACATTAGACAATCTCAGATTGGTCAGTTAGTAAATCAAGTTAGTAAGACTGTTAAAGGTAAGTTTGATGAAACTAAAAACCTTTTGATAATATGGGCTATACTATTTGGTGTAGTATCCTATGTAGCATATGATATGAATAAGGAACTAAAGGCTGAGATCTTATCTACTAATACAAAGATAGATATAGTGCTTGGTCAGAATGTATATATGACTAAGAATATGACTGCGTTAGCTGGTACAGTGTGTTACAATTGTCATAATAATACAAAGATGTTCCTGCCTAAAACTACATTAAAACTTGAAGAGTTTGTGAAGTATGTACGAGGAGATAGATTTGTAACTAACTCTGTAATGCCGGTATTTGGAGAGAAAGAAGTTAGTTATGATAAACTACAAGAAATATGGAAGACTTTGTATTAAGCATATAGTAAGTTACTGTATTATACAATAGTTGCAATATAAAAGATAGGATAAATAATGGCGATTAATAAGAATGAACTTTTAAAAGCTCTTAAGGCCGATAAGAAAGAAGCAGAACGGTTGCAAAAGGACTGGTTTATCAAACGTGAGGGATGGATTAGTGAGACTTATGGTAATGGTTATGGTAATGAGGAAGATGGTAAATCTAAGATTGTATCTAAAGATATTAAGAAACAATTAGAATGGATATTACCTGGTATTACCGATCCGTTCCTTAGTAGTGCTGAAGTAGTAAAATGCAGTCCTGTTACGTTTGAGGATGCTCACGCTGCTAGACAAAATGAGTTGTTGTTAAATACTCAATTCTGCCGAAAATTTCCTAGATACAACTTTATAATGAAAGCAGTTAGGGTATTAGCTACTGAAGGTACAGTAGTTATACAAACTGGTTGGGATTATGATGAGAAAGTAGTTGAGGAAGAAATTGAGACTGTTGAAGAGAATGACTTTGGAGAAGAAGAAATCAAAGTTGTAAAACAACCTGTTACTAAAGTAATACGAAATCAACCTACTGCAGTTGTGTGTAGAAATGAAGATATCTTCATAGATCCAACATGTATGGATAATATAGATAAGTGTCAGTTTGTAATACATAGATATGAAAGTAGTTTAAGTGCTTTAAAAGCAGATGGTAGGTTTAAAAACCTAGATAAATTAGCTAATGAGCAACATACTCTAATGGAAGAGCCAGATTATTACCGAGAAGATTTAACATACTTCGAGTTTAAGGATAAACCTAGAAAAAAACTTGTAGTACATGAATACTGGGGTAACTATGACATTGATGGTGATGGTGAAGTTGAAGCTATTGTATGTGCATGGGTAGGTAATACTATTATACGACTTGAAAGTAATCCATATCCGGATAAGAAGCCTCCATTTATTATCGTACCATTTAATGCAATACCATTTCAGATGTTTGGTGAAGCATTAGCTGAGAACATTGGAGACAACCAAAAAGTTAAGACAGCTATCACTAGAGGTATTATAGATAATATGGCTAGAAGTAATAATGGCCAAATTGGTATTAGAAAAGGTACACTAGATAGTCAGAACCGTGATAAGTTCCTACGAGGTGAAAGTTTTGAGTATAATATGCAAGCTAGCCCTAGAGACTTCTATCAAGGATCGTATAACGAGATTCCTAGTAGTGTGTTCAATGTACTTAACCTTATGAATAATGAGATTGAGAGTCAAACTGGAGTTAAATCATTTAGTGGTGGTATTAATGGTAATACTTTAGGTGGGACAGCTACTAGTGCTAGAGGTGCTTTAGATGCAACAGCTACTAGAAGATTGAACTTAGTTAGAAACATTTCAGAGAACATGATTAAACCTTTAATGAGAAAATGGATTTCATATAATGCGGAATTCCTAGAAGAGGAAGAGATCATTAGAATAACTAATGAAGAATACGTACCTATTAGAAGGGATGATTTAGAAGGTAGAGTAGATGTAGACATAGATATTAGTACTGCTGAGGATAATGCAGCAAAAGTACAAGAGTTAAGTTTCTTGCTACAAACACTTGGACCTAAAGGTGATCCAGCTATTACTAGAATGATTATGGCAGATATTTATGAATTGAGTAGAATGCCTGATAAAGCTAAGATGATTAGGGATTATCAACCTCAACCGGATCCTGTACAACAACAATTACAGCAATTACAATTAGAGAATGCTCAACTAGAAAATGCTAAATTAAAAGCTGATATAGCTGATAAATATGCAAGAGCTAAAGAAAATGAAATTGATGCTAGATTGAAATCTGCTAAAGCTGGATTAGAAGAAGCTAAAACTAGAAAAATACATAGTGATGCAGATATGACTGACTTGAACTTCCTTAAGGCAGATCAAGGAATACCTCATCAAGAAGCAATGGATATGGAACATGCTAAGATGGGTATTAGACAAGCAGAAGCGGATAATGCTGGTGCTAGAGAAGCGTATAAAGAAATGAATAGTAGAGCTGCTAAAGTACAAGATGATGCAGTAGCTAGACAACATGAATTAGATAAACTGATGTTACAAGGTCAATTGAATAAACAACAAGGACAAGTTAATGGATAATAGTAGTTCATTAGCTTCTAATTTAGCAAATATAGAAAAACAATATAAACCTGAGTTTGCTGACTATCCGGGTAACATAGACTTGAATAATAGAAAAGTATATCATAACCCAAATGGTAGTATACAAACCGAGTATAGTATCGGTGTGGCATTTGATCCTGGAGATAATTACAGTATAAACATACCAACTATAGTAGATGGTAAGCCTGTATCTACAAATGAAGCTAAAGATCACTTTATGAAAACAGGTGAGCACTTAGGTGTTAGTTATAGAAATCCTGGTGAGTCAGTAGATGACTTTTACAAAAGAGTAGATAAGCAATCAACTGCTTTACATGAAAGACAAGATGCGTATTATAATAAAGGAAAAGATATGGCAAGTTTTATAGGTGATTTAAAACAATCTCAACAACAAGCTCAAGATGCTGACGCTTATAGAGCGTTGGTAAGACAAATGGAAGATGATAGTTTGGCTAAAAATGCAGTAGCTAAGAGTAGAGCAGAATACGATAGTGCCCATATGGGATATGGATTAACTAGAGCAGATGTAGCAAAAGCTATGGGAAGACCTACTAGTGAGGTTAGTATGGATACCCTTGGAGATGCAGAGTTACAACAACTTGGTGCTACTAAGATGGCAAATCAAAGAGCGGCGTTAGAAGCAATGGCATCATATAACCAACCTAGAGAGCAACCAACTGGTCAGGATGTAAATCCTGTAATGGCTCAAGCTGGACAAGATATGAGTGCAGGTAGACTTGGGTTAGCTGGGCAAATGAGTGGTAGAGCAGCTAATCCTGCTGTGGCTCAAAGATTCGTAGATAGTATTCCAACTCCTGGTGGTATTAATATGAATGCAGAAAAATATGTACCAGGTAGACAAACTGGGGAAAGTTCTGATATAATGCCTAGTAATGATCAAGACATTAGAACACTAAAAGCTAAAGGTGCATACTAATGTCAGAGATGGGATTGGCTGCTGCGATGAGTGGTGTGAATATGTATGGTAATGGTGACGGCCAAAGTGTAAAACATTACTACGATAAAAAGTCTATGAAAGGATCTAATATGGCATGTAAGAAAAAACCAGGGAAAAAATAATGAGTAAGAGTGGAATAGAGATTAAGAAATCTCATGAAGGTAGATTTACGCAGTACTGCGAAAATAAAGGTCATGAAGGTGTAACTTCTGAATGTATAAGAGAAGGTCTGGCTAGCAATATGGCAGCTACAAGAAAGCAAGCCCAGTTTGCTAAAAATGCTAGATCTTGGGATCATAAAGGAAAATAAATGGAAATTAATATAGGATTAGCTGCGGCTAAAAGTGGTAAGGGTATGGATAATAAAAAAGACACTGGTGCAACAAAGGTAGCTAGTATTATAGCTAGATTATTTGCTGATAGAACATATGCACATAATGCTCACTTAAAAACTAGTAGTAATGCTGCACATAAAGCATTAAATGAATTCTATGATGATATTGTAGATTTAGCTGATGACCTAGCTGAAATAGCTCAAGGTAAATTTGGTAAGTTAGATATCCCTGTAGGTCAAGTATCTAGTAGCTTAAGTAGTCCAGCTGATGTATTAGAGGCTTCTATTGGAGTTACAATACAGGATGCTGAAGGTTGTAGTGTTAGAGCTATTAGTGCTAAGATAGATGAAATTGAAATGTTGTACTTAAGTACAATATACAAACTAAGAGAACTACATTAAGATTTGTATAAGGTTATGGACTGTATAATACTTTCCATAACCAAAGACCAATATCATAGATGTCGGTAAAAGCTACTGAAATTCAATAATTTGTAAAACGAAAGGAATCATTATGGCAATGATCAACCAAGCGGAAACGCAAACTGAAAACTTAACTGATGAGAAAGAAATTCTTACTGTAGAGAATAACTACTGGGTTGGGCTAAAATTAGCTCTAGATAGATTAAGAGAAAATGCTGACTTTAAAGCTGTTGTACTTGAAGGATACTTCAAAGATAGAGCTGTTAATGGTGTTAGTATGATGTGTGCTCCAACTTCTGATGGTAATGTTAAAAAAGACTTACTAGATGAAATGATGGCTATTAGTAAAGTAATATGGTACTTTAAAATGATTGACCATATGGGCTCAACTAGTGAAGAGGAGTAATCCATGGCTAAAGACTTATGGGATATGACAGATGATGAGCTGGAAGCTGCATTTAGAGAAGCTAAAGCAGAAGTTGGTGAGGATATTAATCTAGATACAACTACTACAGAAGAAGATGATTTCAGTAGTAATGATGAAACAATTGAGTATGATAATTTGGAACAACCTGCACAGGATTCCGATGATGATACTAGTTCAAACGAAGAGGAAGAGGAAGAATCAGAAGATGACTCTGAACCTACTGATGAAGATCCTGACGGGGATACTGCTGAAGAGGAAGAACAAACTGAAACTGAGGAAGACAAATCTAATAAGGATGAACAACCGATAGATAAAAACGGTGAAAACCTTGACGAGTTTTTTAGTAAACAAAGTAGAGTAAGAGCGAATGGTGTGGACTACGAATTCTCTAATAAAGAGAAGTTGGAAATGTTCGATAAAATTTTCCCTCAAGCTATGGACTATACTAAAAAAATGCAAAGTATGAAACCTTACAGAAAAAGAATAGACTATATGGAACAAGTTAGTATGACTGATTCTGAGTTTAATTTCTTAATGGATTTATCGAAGGGTGATAAAGCTGCTATTACTGAGTTAATAAAACGAACAGGTGTCGACGCTCTCGAATTAGATACTGAGAATAACAACTATGTTGCTAAAAATTATGGTCGGGATGATACAGAACTAGATATAAGAGATGTAGTTTCTGGGATTAGTAACGATAAGGAGTATACTACAACGTATAATATCCTAAATTCACAATGGGATGAGACTTCAAGAGGTGAGTTCTTGAAAGACCCTAAGAAAATCAGACAGTTACATGAAGATGTAAAATCTGGATTCTTTGATGTTATTAATCCTATTGCACAAAAGTTAAAAGTATATGAAGGCGGTATTAAGAGTGATTTAGATTACTATGGTATTGCTGCTGACAAATACTTTGCTCAACTTGAGCAACAACAAGAAGCTGCTAAAAGAGATGAATTAGCTAAAAAAATGGCTAGTGAAAAAGAAGCAGAGCAAGCTAAAATCAATTCGGTTAAGGCTAAGCAAGCACAGCAAAAAACAATTGCTAAAGAGTCAGAGAAAAGAAAGGCTGCTGCCCCAACGAATGCGAAGAAGGCAGGAACAAAAGCTATTAATTGGATAGATGACCTTGAGGAAAACTATGACGATTGGAAAGCTAAACTAGATGCGAGACAATAGTCTCCATCTAATATATAAAGGAAAAACTTATGGCAACAAATTTTTATGGTAATGGTATTAATAGTTCAGTTGGTCAAAATACAATTGTACATTATTACGACAGAGCTGGTATTAATGCAGCAAATAGAGTAAACGTTTACGGACAATGGGCAGATAAAAGATCTATGCCTACTAACTATGGTAAAACTTTTAAAGTTTCAAAATTTGAACATATGTATGACAGATCGTTAAACGATACTGAGTTTGGTGCAAAAGGTTTCTTATCTGGAAGAGATTATGATACAGTAGATGCATTCCTTAACAATACAGTAGATGGTGCTGGATTAACTGAAGGTGCTGGTGCTCAAAATAAAAGAGTGCTTAAAAAAGTTACATACTCTTGTGAGTTAAAAAGATATGGTGAAATGATTGACTATACTGATGAAGTTGATTTATTCTCAGAGGATATTATCCAAACTAGATATAGAGAAGAATTAGGTGAGTTAGCTAACTCTAGATATGAGGATTTAATCCAAAGAGATATGTTAAGTACATCTACTGTAATGTATACAGGACATGCTTCGTCAAGAAGTCAAATTGGTGCTGGTATTGCTGCTAATGGTTCAGAAGATAAAGATTGGTTAGTATCATGGGATATGATCAGAGCTGCATCTAGAAAGCTATTTAGAAACAGAGCGAAGAAAAATACAATGATTGTAACTGGTTCAACAAAAATTGGTACAGAGCCTATTGCTAAAGCATACTATGCTATTATTGGTGCAGATGTTAAAGCTGACTTAGAATCAACAACAAGAGGATCTGTTGCTGAAAATGGTAAAACTGATTGGGTTTATGTTCCATCTCACAAATATGCTGGAGCTGATTCATTAGCTGAAGGTGAAGTAGGTGCAATGCATGAAGTAAGATTCATTGAGTCTGAGTCTGCGTTTGTATATAGAGGAAAAGGTGCTGATGTTCCTGCTAATTATACTGGTTCATTATCATATACTGGTGAATTAGGTGTTGATGCTAAATTCGACGTATTCCCTATCTTATTCCCAACTCAAGGTTCATTTGCAACTATTGGTTTAAAAGGTAATGAGAAAATTAAGTTTAATGTTAAATCTCCTGCTGTTATCGACAGTGTAAATACTTACGGTACAACTGGATTCTTCTCATATAACTTCTTCTATGCTGGTATTATCTTAAGACCAGAAGCGTTGTTGAAGATAGAAACGGCTGCTTCGGCTTGATTCCAAGGTATAAGGTTTATTTAACCTTATACCTGTTATACTTCGGTATTAACTTACAGAGGTATATAAATGACAAAAGAACTATGTGAAAAATTTGACGGTATAATAATACCAGAGTATAAAAACTATATAATATGTAAATCAGGTGAAGTATATTCCATTAAACGAAATAGATTCCTAGATAAAGCATTACGAAAAAGAAATCCTCAAGACATAAATAGCAAACACGATATATTTGTTAATATAGTAATTAATGGTAAAAACGCTACGGTGGCTTTGCATAGATTACTTGCAAAAGCATTCATACCAAATCCTGATAACAAAGATACTGTTAACCATATAGATGGGGATCCATCAAATAATAGCCTAATTAACTTAGAATGGATGACTCAATCAGAAAACAGTAAGCATGCACATTCAACAGGGTTGGTTAATACTAGATACACAGGATGTACTAAAAGTGAACTTACTTATGTTGAAACTGAAGTCGGCAGATATAGCAATTTAATGGAAGCAATAGATACTTTATTAGGATATAAAGTGACTAACTCTAATTTATCAAAAACTGCGTTACTTAATAAAGAAATACCGGCTAACACAACTCAAGTTCCGTTTACTTCTAACGGGTATGTGTGGAGGTATTTACCTACAGAAAAAATTGAGCCTAGAGAAGAACCTGTATACTATGATAAAGAGTTATTACATGAAGTAGAATACAAGATAATAGAAAATAATCCCCGATATGCCATTACGATAGATGGTAGAGTATATGATTTGTTTAAAGGAAGATGGCTTGCACTTACATTAACTAAAGAGAAAGGTAAAACACCTTTTTTATCATGCAGTTTAAAAAATGTAGATAATGGTAAATATAGCATAGTGAGAGTGTCTAGATTAGTAAGTAAGTATTTTCTTAAAATGTGGCCTAATGTTGGATTTAAAGATGGTAATGTTCTTAACTGCCACGCTAATAACTTATTTGAGATTAACCCATCACATAGAGGAACTTGTGTAGTAGCATACAGGTTATCATGGAAAGAACAAGTAGTTGCTTCGTATAACTCATTATCTGAGGCTGCGGCTGAAATAGGTGTTACACACTCTACATTATCAGATTGCGTATTCGCTAACTTAAGTATACCTATACCTTCAGAAAATGATGTGGTAAGTAAGTTTCCCAGTAAAAGAGGAGGGTTTGTATATAGAGGTTTAAGAGAATAGTAAGCATAAGTAACATATAATACAACAATGTATCACTTTAAAGTTAGGTAGGTTTAAGCCCTCTCTAACAAATAAAAGAATAAAATACAAATACTAAAAAACCAAATTAAAGGAATTAGAATGGATGATTTATTAGATATTGACGAACTTAGGGCTGAAGCTACTGGGTTAGGAATTCAGTTTGCACAAAATATTGGTGCTACAAAGTTAAAAGAAAAGATTGATACGTATTACGAGTCTCAAGAGACTTCAGGTCAAGAACTCCAAACTGCTATTGCAGCAAAGGAAAAATCTGAAGAGAAATCTGCTGAGAATGGTAAAGTTGCCTCTAACAAAAGAGACAGAATTGCTGCGGCTAAAAAAGCAGCTATGGTTGAAAGAATTGTAACTATCGTTGATAATGACCAAAGGGTAAATAGTCAAAATACTACAGCAGTAGTAAATTGTTCAAATATTCACTTTGACTTAGGAACAATGGTTATTCCATTGAATGTACCTGTTAAAGTAAAACAAGGGCATATCAATGTATTGAAAGATTCTACAATTTCATTACACGTTAAAGACCAAAAGACTGGTTTAAGTGTACCTAGAGCTGTGCCTAGATATTCAATTACAGATGCTTCATTAGCAATTTAATGAGTTTATAGAGCTCTCTTCGGAGAGCTTTAGTAAATTTATAGGAGTGATATATGGCAATAGATCCTAATGTGGTACCAACTAATATAGTTATAACTGATGTTACTAATGGTAGTTTAGATGCTAACTATGATTGGGTTGGTTCTGGTGTATTTGATGTATTAATGAATGCAGTAAATAAAAATATAGAAAGCCAATATACAAAAGGTAGAATTACTGGATCAGATTATGCTACAGTATACCTTGGAGCAATACAGTCTGTACTAGCTCAAAGTGTTGAGTATGTTATGAAAGAAAAAGTGTCAGAAGCTCAAGTAGATAATATGGTTGCAGATACTGGATTTAAAGATAGAGAGATTACGGTAACAGAATTGAATGGTGAAAAGCAAAGAGCTATTATGGATGAAGAACTTAGACTTAAGTATGTTGAACGAGTTATCAAGGATAAAGCAGCTGCTGATATGGGACTTGATAATGTGTATAAACAAGTAGAAGAAGCTAAAGTATTAAATCCTGACTATGTGTATTCACCAAAGTATAAGGATGTATAATGGCTAGTAAATTTGTAATAAACAAAGGTATAGACAATGAGTATACATTTGTAATAAAAAAGAATGGTAGCATTGAAGCTATAGTAATTGATCCGAGTGACACGTTTGTGTTTAGGTTACATGAGTTAAAGACAGGTGCTGTGGTATTTGCAGTTGACGCAGTAATAGATGATGCTTTAAATGGTAAAATAAAAGTAGTTATACCAAATGCTAGTACTACAGAACTTACTGTTGAAGTAGGAGATAGATGTGATTACTATAAACGAAAAGTTACATATAAAGGAAGTATAGAATGTACTACTGTAGATAACGGTAAGTTCATAGCTAAACTAGATAAAGTGTACGTGGAGTAGTCTATGGAGTTAGTTAATAACACAGATGTTGTACTAATAGATGAGATCGCTATTGAAACAGACTCAGAACCTACTATAACAAGTAGTAGGCAAGTTGATTTAGATATTACATTTGATAGTAAAGAATACAGTATAGTTGGTGACGATATGGTTGTCGTTACTAAATATGACGATGCTCCAATGTGGTTGAAAAATACAATAGCTAATATTGTAGACATAAAAACTGCTGTTGCTGTAGGTGACTTAGAAACTGTTAAAGCGTCTCTGGATGTAATGTTAGGAGAGTTAGAAGTAGCTAAAAATACTTATGAGTTAAGTATAATAAGCAGTGCAGATATAGACAGTAGAATAAACACTGCTATAACTACATTGAATAGTAGTCTGCAAGAAGCAGATGCTACTATATTAGAAATAGCTCAAACTGCTACAACACCTGCTGAAGCTAGTGCAATTGCATTAAATACATTAAGTGCTAGTCTAAGTGCAAATGGTGCTATAGGAAGTGCAATACATAATTTAGAAAGTGCTATGGCTACATTAGATGAAACTACTGCAGAAAGTATAAGTTATCTAGAAAGTACTATGGAAGGTGAGATTAACGGTAATGCTAGTGCAATGCAAACTATACGTACGTATGTAGGTATAGATGAAGTTGGGGCAAGTACTGGTACTGGGTTGAGTGGGTACTTAGAGGGTAGCGATGGTACAATTGGTGGAGCAGATAGTCAACTAGTTAATGATATAAAAGTTAATGCTGAAGTGGTAGAAAGTAAATGGGCTTATAATAGCACTTTAATGTTAGCTGGTAAGTATTACAAAAGTGGATTTGGTTTAGAAAGTAGCATACACACTAGTGGTAGTGGTACCCAAATAGATCCGTATACTAG